TGTTGCTAAAGTTAGTTGTGCATCTTGTTGCCATGTTATTTTCTACAATTTTTAAATATTTTTAAACTTTTAAATTTTATTTCTATCACATCGAGCTGTTCAGGGAATAGGCTTTTATTGCTTGCCCGTACATTAGCGTTAAACAAATCGTTCCTTTCATGGTCAAGGTTTTCGGGCTTAGTAGTGTCTATGTAATTACTAATTGACAACTTGTTAAGTAGCTCGTAATAAATAGGCTCTAATACTTCCTTGTAAACCTTTGTAACCCTATCCGTGTTTGTGTACTCAACTTTTGTCCGTGCAATTATGTAAATACTAGGATTAGTGGACATCATAACAATACTATTATACTCCCTGTCCTGCCTAAATTCTGAATGTAACACAATAAGAGGGTACTTAGCTTGTTGGCCTGCCTGAGTTAATCCCTTTGTTAACAACCTATTTGATACATCCGGCCAATACCCAAAATCAAAGTTGTTGCACGTAACCATTTCAGCTACTATTGCAGCAAATATCTCATTTAAATATATGTAGGGATTATATACCATACAAGTTTATTTCTCTTATTGTTTCAGTTTCAGGATCCATAATGTTGGTTCCAGTATTGATACTATCCCAGTAATCCATGTATATTATAGCCTCATCATACAACCTTACAGCCTCGTTATGTGTGTTAACAAGCCTTCGGACATTAATAGCAGGGGTACTGTTTTCAGCTTGCCCCTGCACTTGTCCTATCAGTGTGTTGTAATCCGGCTCTTGGATGAAATAGAAATAAGTAAATAAAACCAACATCTTTTTTACGCCGGTATAAATAAACGTGTTACTGTTATAGGTTATAGGGGTTGTTGTGCCATTGATTAGGATATCAAATTTAGTACCTGCAATAGAAGTCAATACAGCGAACTCACTATACAGCGTTTCACCCATTAACTTTTTAAGGTACTTTTCTTGTATGTCCAGGCAATACTCATCAAGCAACCACTGCTTTTCCTCAGTGTCTAACGCTAAAATATAGCGGCCTTCAAAATCTGTATGGTCAATAATTTTCATTCTTATTGATTATAAACTTTAAATTCTAACCAATCAACTTTGCTCACTCCAGTACCTGTGCCTGTTACACTTACTTTATATTGACGGTATCTGTTAGCAGTCGCATTACTTATAACAATTGAAGTATCTGGTGTTGTGCCTTTCCAGTTTACTGCACTACCTATTGCGCTCCAAGTTTGCCAATCAAATTTTCGACCCAATAAAGCTACTGCAACATTAGTATGATTACCGCTAACCGAATCTAAGTGTATTGCCACATCTTGAGTAGCTGCAAATACTTGTTCGCCATTTATTTGGGCATATACTGCAGTTGCATCGGTTGCATTCCAGTCAGTACTTACTTTGCCATAAGTACCTGAACCTAATGATAGTGTAACACTCTGGGCATTTATTGCCAATGCCCCCAATAACATAAACGATATTAATAATATTTTTTTCATTTTTTTACTTTTTTTACTTTTTTTACTTCAGGCTCTACACTCTCAAGCACTAGTTTAGCAAGCCCTTTACTTACTAGCGTTATTGCAAGGCGGCTGGGTATATCTTTTACAACTCCCTTATTACCGCCTTTAAGCAACTCAATTTTCATTAGTTCTGAGTTTTAGTAATTTCTGCTACATCATTTGCAATAGAAGCACATTTGTAAAAAGCACCTGCATTAAGGGTTTTTATCAACAAAGCTGCATCCATATTAGCAAGTAATGTTACTTGACGTTCTGAAAAGTCAGTACTATTTAACCCAATAGAAACCTGTGGTGCTGTTTTGAATAATGTACCGAAGTTAAAGTCTCCTACATACATTGTATCAGCTGTAACAAGTTCGGTAGGTATTACAGTTATTGAACCAATACGCATCCCGTCCGCACTTAGGAAGTTAGGATAAATAAGTCGGCCAAAGTCGTCTTTTTCCAATTCCAATGCCAGTGCATCATAAGTGTTCATAAGTGCATAATTAGCTTGGAACCTTGTATCATAAGCTACTTTTGCTGACATGGCTTTTATCAAGTCCAATGTACCAGCACTTTTGAATTTACCTGCAAAATTGGTAGCATCAAAAGCGGTTGCCTTTGCATTTATGCCATAAATTTGTGGAGGTGAACCTGTGCCAGACATCAAATAGTATTCAAACTTATTGATAAGCATTGATATAAGGGTCCCGTTTATTTCGCTTTCGATAAAATCAAAATCGCTTAACATTTCGAGGGCTACGGGAATCCAATGACTTATTGATTCAATACCTAAAGAGTAACCAGTCCATGCAATAGCACTTTCACCAGCTTGAGCGCCTACAGTTCTTGCAGCGGCATTGTTAGTGTACGTGGTAGTGTCCATATATCGGAGCGTCCTTTGGTGATTAGCCTGTAATACGCCTGAATTCCATATATCTACTATCTTTGTGCTACGTTGTGGATATTGGCCAATACCAGGGATTATCTGACCGTTAAAATTCGATGTTATCGAAGTTGGTAGAACCACAGTCTTAAACTGGTTTGCGTTTAATTTGGGATTATCAATAATACTTTTGATAACTGCACTTTGAGCCTCTAACTGAGATTTGATAGACATCGGTTTAGCAGGTTCGCTATTTTTCATTTTTGAAAGCATCTCGCCTTGTGCAATTGCAGCCTTTTCAATTGATGCAAGTTTTGTCTCCAAGTCATTCATGCCTTTGAATTGTTCCTTCAATTCAGTTGTTGCAGCCTTAAGCGCAATTTCTAAGTCGCCTTTGCTTGCATATGTTGACAATTCAGCTTTTACTTTAGCTGTAATGTCATTAAGTAACTGTTGTTTTTCGTCCATTTTATTAAATTTTTACGTTGTTAATCAAATATTTATAGTCAATTACTCCCTCTTTTTCTGCTTTTGGAGTGTCTTTTAGCGGCTCCAATGTTGGGGTAACTTCATTACTACCTTTTAATACTGCACTTATCTCTATAAGTTTGGCTTCCGTAACAGCCCAAAAATATCCAAGTTCATAAGCCTTTTCTGCATTAGCTATCTTACCGATGTTGTTTTGCCAGGCTGCAAACTCATCCTTATACTCACTATCGTTTATGGCTAACATTATCTTAACATACACCATGCCCACTGAGTGCTGTTGTATTTTCTTGTCAAGATATTGGCCAAAAATAAAACTATTGTAATTTTTTTTAATGTTAGTAATCATCATAAGGGCTGTTGTTTCACCAGTCTTTAACACGCCCAAATCAGACCATAACATCTTTTGTTCAAACACTTTTTCAGGCTCTCCAACCTTTGCAGTAAGTTGCTGTATATGATCGTGTAAATGTAGTATATCTTTGCCCCGCTCATCAATTGCCTTGGTAAATATACCATCCATGTGCACATCTCCATGGCTATCCATCCAATGATAAGTATTGCCAACAATAGCACGTTTAATTACATTGTCGGTATCATTTGTTTGATAATCAAATTGTTTGCTCACTATATCACTTCCACAATCGTAACCAATGGCATCAGCATGTTTAATAGTGCTTTTCTTAAGCGCAATTAATTGCCCCCTGTTTTCTGCAAGATATTTATACAGCTCTTTTTTGCCTTTAAATTGGCTTTCATCTATTATCATTTCAGTATAATTTTACCAACTTGTTCTAATTTCTTCAACTTCATCTCGGCCAATTCCTTAGCCTTCTTTTCTTTAAGCTGTTGGGCTGTCATTTGTTAATGGTATTGGTTCAACAATAGGCGTTTCTTTACCATATCCACTTAAATTTTTAGCCTGAGTTTCATCAAGCCCAAACAAATAAATGAGGCTGTAATATTTTTGCTCACTTGACATATTAAAATCAGCAAGTATAGATTGTAATGCTTGAGTGCCACCAACACCTATTTTTTGTGCCAATGTTTCCATGCTTGTTGGGATATCGCTCTTATAGCTATTACCATTTGCTACTTCTGGTAGCCCCATTGAATCTAACTTATCGTTTAATGTTATTTCATTGGCATCATATCTAGCCCGTGCAAGTTCGTCCTGTGCTTTTTGTGCTTCAGCAACCGCTTTTACGTCCTCTCTTAAGGCCTCAACCTCATCCCAACAAACTTCAATCTCTTGGTTTAACTTGTCTAACCCAAAGGCCTGGCTTAATCCCTCGTAAAATGAGTTAACTAATGGCATTACTATATTCTGGTATAGTAGCCTTTGTGCGGTTTGCATGTTAGCAAACGTGGTATCAGTAGCAGTAAGAAGCACATCTGGAAATCCACCTAATACCCTGCATAATGTTTTAAACTCACTGTTCTTAATCTCAATAGGTAAGAAATCAGACATTTGACTTAATACCCTTTGAAAGTTTAAATCCTCAGATGTTAAAAAGTAAGGTAACTTACCAGCATTGCCGCCATAAGAATAGAAATAATTCTCAATCCTTTTTCTTTCATCGTCTGGTATAACGCTATCTATTTCACCTTGCTTTTTGTTGCGCTTCAAGAAACCTAATGCCCCGCCCTTGCTTAGGATTGTATTGATAGTATCATTCAAAGCCCTTAAGCTCTCTATACTGTCAATGGCCGCACTTAAACGAGATGTACCAACAATCCAAGAACTTAAAGAGCTATCTTTGAAATGAAACATTTCTGAAGGCTCAATACCTATAAACCGCCCCGTTAAATCCCAATTGTATTTTGTTATCTCATTTAACCGTGGATCATTGCCAAACTTTGGAACCCCAAACGGCTCACTACTTTGATTAGTGATTGGGTAAATTTTATTTGAGGGCAAACAATATAACTTACTTGGTAGGTCAAACCCAACAGGCTTAAGCATGTTTAAATAAACATTTCCTGTTACAAAATAGTAAGTAAAAGCATTAAGTAGCAACGTTTGCCCGTTTTCAAATTCATTTGGGTTTTCTAGTAACTCTAAAATAGGGCTGTTCTTTACCTCTTTTTCTTTGCCGTTGCTTTGCTTGTAGACGTGTTTAATCTCTAGGTTTGCGGCTATCTGGGCAATGTATGTTATAATAGCGTTGACCTCTGGCACTACGTTATAAAACAAAATTAGCTTATCGTTATTATTTAAGTTCGATAAGCTATTAAGTAGGGGGTAAAATTCCCTAGGTAATCCTTGAGTTGTTGGGGTTACCTGTATTATTTTAGTCTTATTTGCTGATTTTTTGCCTAAAAAAAGCAAATCCTTTAAACCCATGTTGCTAAATTTTCTGTAAAGTTATAACATTTTTTTTCATAATTTCACTATTCATGGCGAGTTATTTTAAATAACATCCGATAGGTTATTGCATCTAGTTTGTCAGGGCTTCTACCTATCAATTGTTTTATCTCACTTTTGCGGATTATTGCCAGCTTACCATCGCTTGAAC